TCTGCCTCCCCTGCAAGAATAGCCGCGATTGGAAGACGGGAACAGCAACCGTCAGCACGATTCTGCACTTTCGCTCCAGGTGAAAGCCGATGGCCGAGCCTGGATGAAAAAGAGCCGCAAGGGAAGCCTACCTTGGACGGAAAAACCTGAGCAATTTCAACGTCATTCGTGCTCTATTTGCACGAATTGCTATCTCCACATGATCGTCGTTAACGGCTGGGACGGCCCTCGGCTGTACTGTATATTCGGTGGGCCTTTCACCGGACTTGAGTTGGTCGAATAATGGCGCTTCTGCCCGAAGGCCTCGAAATGGAGGACATCTTGGCGCTGCCGCTGGTGCAGCGACGAGAAGCCTTTGAGTTGCTGAACCGCAAGCGCCAGATCATTGGGGGGCGCCTTTTTTATGAACTCTGGCCAGACGAGGACACGCTTTGGGAGGGCCCAGAGGCTTGCAACATTCAGACGGGTGAAACCCTTTACGCCCGCGGGAAGTACGCCAAACACCTAGAATTCTTTTGGGCTGGCTCCGAGTTTAGGGAGCGCGCCTTCCGTGCTGCAAACCGGGTATCAAAGACTGTGCGCGGCGGTGGGTACGAAACCGCCTGTCACCTGACTGGCCTATATCCTGATTGGTGGAATGGCCGCCGCTTTGACCACCCTGTGGCCGCCTGGGCTTGTGGCAAGACAAACGAGACCTCGCGGGACATCGTGCAAGCCACACTGCTGGGGTCTGTGGTTTCCGGCGGCCAGCGCAAAGCCGTATCCGGCACTGGCATCATCCCCAACGATTTGATTGGAGAGCCTGAGTTTACCAGGGTCATCGGCAACCCGTCGTGGAAGGCTGGGGTGCAGGATCTCGTTGACCAAATCCCGATTCTCCATGTGAGCGGGGAATATTCTCACCTGGGGATCAAGGCCTATCAGCAGGGCCGGGACGCCTTTGAGGGCACAGCCCGCCACGTTATTTGGGGCGACGAAGAACCGCCGATGGACATTTACGGCGAAATGCTGATCAGAACTGGCACCACGGATGGTATCTTGATGTTGACATTTACACCACTCCTGGGACAATCCGAAGTGGTCAGGAGTTTCGAGAACACCCTGATCATCTGAAAATAGGAAGGAAAAGAATTGTGAGTGGCCAGAAAGGGCGCACCATTGGGGAGTTTCATTCCCAGGAAGCGCCAGATGAACCGTTTATGTGGAGCGGGGACCGTGTGGTCCCCGTGTTCACCATGGTGCATCGGTCCAACCATTTGAACCGTATGCACATCGTGATTCAGAACCCGGGGCCCGATGCTGAGTATATTCAGATCGTGACCCAGTTGCCCGGTCCGGGCCAGGGGCCGCTTTTAATAGGCCGGGAACTTGACTATATGCCAATCGCTGGCATCACGAAGGAAATCGCGGAAATCCTTCGGACGTTGCCAACGGATCCGAGAGAGGCGCTAAAAACAGTGGCGTAACTGGGAGAGAGCCCATGCGTAGACGCGCAATACTGATCGCTGTCGCTGTCGCCGTCCTCGTCATTGTTAGCTTGGTGGCGGGATTTGCTTCCGCTCAAGAATCTCCGTGCAGCACCCGGGAAATCATGCTGGCCAGTGTGGACGCCAAGGATTACACGATGATCCTCCGCTTTATTTCCCCGGCAAACGACATTGTTGAAGTTTTTGGCCACGACAACGGCGCGGCGTTGGTCTTGGTAACTTACGCGGAATCGGTCTTGAGGAATGTGCCTGGGATGGGCCGCATCGTCGTTGCCCCAGGCTCTACTTGTACGGTCAGCAAGGGAGATAATCTGATTGTGAACTCATGGGAGCCGGGGCGCGATGCCTAGAATTTCAGATTCCAAATATCTAATCCAAGCCGGGTGGAGTGACGTTCCCCACCTGACCGAGAAGGCCAAAAAAGAACTCCTAGCCTCGACGCCGCCCCACCTACGGGCCGCGCGTAGCAAGGGGGAACCCTCTATGGGGGCCGGGGCTATCCTTCCCGTAGACCCCATAGAATTTTCTATAAAGCCGTTTGAGATACCCCAACACTGGCCCCGGGCCTACGGGATGGACGTAGGCTGGAACCGTACCGCCGTGGTGTGGGGGGGCTGGGATCAAGCCGACGACACGGTGTACCTCTACACCGGGCATTACCGTGGCCAAGCAGAGGCTTCCATCCACGCCCAGGCCATCCGAGCCAGAGGGGAGTGGATCCCCGGGGTAATTGATCCAGCCGCCAGAGCCCGCAGTCAGAAGGACGGCCAGCAGTTGATGCGGCTGTACCTCGACCTCGGTTTGCAGATCACGCCAGCCAAAAATGCTGTCGAGGCTGGCCTCTATATGTTCTGGGAACGCCTATCCACCGGGCGTTTGAAAGTGTTCACGACCATGCAGCAGTGGTTCGATGAACAGCGCAGTTACCACCGCGACGAGAAGGGCCAAGTCGTAAAAGAATTTGATCACTACATGGACGCGACGAGATACCTTTTGATGTCGGGTTTGGATGTGGCTTGCACAAAGCCTTCGGGTAAGCGTATCTTTACCGGCGAAAGTGCCGCTGACCAGCGAGTGAACTATTGATGGCCGGTACCTACAGCACCGCAAGGGTCGAAGAATACGAGCCCCCCGTACCTGACGACGAGGCCGAGCGCAAAATACTTGACGCGGCCCAGAACGTCGTCACCGCCCTTTCTATCCAGGCTGATGATCAGGTCTCAAAGAAAGGTCAGATCGATGACCGCTGGAAAGAGGACACCCGCCAGTTCTACGGCCGGTACGATCAGACCACAGAGCAGAGCCTCAAGGACAACAAAAAATCCCGCCTGTTCGTAGGTAAGACTCGCGCAAAAACGAATACATGGGAGGCCCGACTGTCGGACCTCCTGTACCCCACCGATGATCGCAACTGGGGCATCCTCCCTACCCCCGTCCCCAGATTGGTCAAAGAGGCCCAGGTCTCAGTTGATCAGATTGCCCAGATGACCCTACAAGCCAACGCTGCCGTCCAGGGGGGCAACGAGGAGCAGGGCCTTGCCATTGCCACCGACGCCCAGGCCCTCGCCAACGACCTCTCCAAACAGAGGGCCGAAATAGCAGAAGCGCGGAAACGCTCCGAGGCTATGCAGACTGAGATTGATGATCAGTTTCGAGAGTGCTTGGATGCAGAACAGTCCAGGCTCTCCATTCACGATCTTGTGACGGTTGGCACCGGCATCAAGAAAGGCCCCGTTACCAAGAACAAGGTGCGCCGGTCCTGGGAGGAAGGTGCCGATAGCGCCGGGGTGTTCCAACTAACCCACCACGACGATCCGCGCCCCCAGAGCATGCGCGTCGATCCGTGGGCATTTTTTCCCGATATGTCGGCACGAACAATCGAGGAAGCAGAATTCACCTACCAGCGCCATCTGATGGCCAGAAAGGGCCTTAAAAAACTGGCCAAGGTCGGTGGCTTTAATTCCAACGCCATCAGGCGTTTGTTGGAGACTGGCCCTCGGGACAAGATGCCCGACTTCGTGGCCGACCTCCGTGAGATTACCGGCAGCGGCGATGGTGCCCTGGAAGATCGCTATATCGTCTGGGAATACCACGGCCCCCTGGAAGAAAACCAAGTCCGAGATTTGATGCTGGCCTCCCTCCCTATGGAGAAGCAGGAGAGCATGGCAGAAGCCATCAAGGTCGATCCGCTAGACGACACCCAATTCATCATTTGGTTTTGCAACGACGAAGTTCTTTCTTTCGGGCTGCACCCGTTGGAAAGCGGCGAAAGCCTGTACTCCGTTGCAAACTTTGAACGAGACCCGGCACACATCTTTGGCCGCGGCGTTCCCTCGCTGATGCGGGACAGCCAAGCCGCTATCAACGGTGCATGGCGCATGATGATGGACAACGGCGGCCTGTCGTCTGGTCCGCAAATTGTCATCGACCAGAAGGGCATCGAGCCCGTGAACGGTGTTTGGGAACTCCAACCACGGAAGCTGTGGTACCGGACCCCCCAGGCCATGACCGGCCCCGGGGTGCCCAGGCCGTTTGAAATGTTCCACGTTGAATCTCGCCAGAACGAACTGGCGAACATCATCACGTTTGCGGACGGTTTCGCGGACGAGGAAGCCTCAATGCCCCTCATTGCCGAGGGGGAGTCGGGCGCAAACGTCACCCAGACATTCCAGGGTATGGCCATGTTGATGAACGCCGCTAACGTGGTGTTCCGGCGCGTGGTCAAAAACTGGGACGATCAAATGATCACGCCGACGGTGCGGCGTTTCTACGATTGGAATATGCAGTTCAACAAGCGCCAGGACATCAAGGGCGATATGACCATCGACGCCAGGGGCTCCTCCGTGCTGCTTGTGCGCGACATCCAGGCCCAGAATCTAATGACCATCGCTACCACATTCGCTGGACATCCCGTGTTTGGCGCTTGGACAAAAGAGCGAGAACTGTACGAACGCTTGATTAAGGCCAACCAGCTTTCCCCGGATGAAATCATCAAGACGGTCGATCAACACACCGAAGATATGAAGGCCACGGCAGAAAACACTCCTCCTGATCCAGAGCAGATCAAGGCTGAGGTCCAACTGAAAACAACCCAGATCAAGGCTGATGCCGACACCCAGGTGGCCAGCATGAATCACCAGACAGCCATGATAACCTTGGCCACCAAGCACAACATGAAGCTGGACGAACTGAAGAACAAGCTGGACCTTGCGGACATCAATACTGGGTCCAAGGAACGGATTTTCGCGGCTGAGGTCGCTGTTGAGAAAGATAAACCCCCCGACGCCAAGGGCTCCGGGGGGTACCTGTCGTGACCGTTCAGAAGGACTCAGGAGAGTGGCGCGAAATCAAAGAATTTATCGAAGGTAAGATGACAGATGCTCAAACACGGGCTATGACACCCAGGTTATCTGAGCGCGATGCTGACACCCAGAGGGGTAAGTACGCCGCCTTGAGAGAGTTGATCGAGTTTGTGGAGCCAGGGACCACCACCACGCCCCCCATCATAATTGAAGGGGAGGGAGGGTATGGTTTCCAAGATCCGCCAGGAATTTAGCCGCCCGTAAGGGCCGCTGCCCGCCCGCGCAGTGATGCGCCGGTAATCCCAAGAAGGAGGCCGCCAGCTATGGCCGAAAAGAACGAGAACGCAGAGCCAACAGAAGCCGCTTCCTCCGTCGATGGGGAAGCGGCCACTGATGGTCCTGGCGACGAATTCTTAAAAGCCTTTGACGAATTCGCTGATAAGCCGTCGAGCAATGACGATTCTGAACCTACCGCAGAAGCATCCGCCTCAAATAATGAGGCCGGTGAGGGTGATGCGGTGGGCGAGGGGGAGCCGGAACCGACCGCCGAGGCATATTCGGGCAAGGCGCCAACCTCCGAGGGAAAAACTACACCCGCTGCTGATGCCGGTGTAGACGGCAAAAATATTTGGGATGGTGCTTCACCGGAACAAATGGCCGCTCGGGATGCCTTAAAAGGTACAGCCGACGCCGCCACACAGAATCAAAAATCTGACCGTGGACGAATAGCCGCATACCAGCGGAAAATTGATACCCTTGAGGCAGCCGCCCAAAACCCGGCCGCTGCCACTGACCCCGACGCCAAGCCGAGTGCTTTCCTTGAATCCGACGAATGGAAGGGTTTTGAGGAAGAATACGAGGATGTGGCCGCCCCAATGAAGGCCGCCCTTCTGGCTACTCAATCTCAGCTTGACGCCGTTCGCACCGAACTCAACGGAATTTCCGGTGATCGGAGCGAAGCGTATCTGGAGGCCCAATACGGCATCGTGCTTGAACAGCACCCAGATTACGAGGAAGTCCGCGAATCGAGGGAATTTTTCGATTGGCTGGAAGGCGCACCTCCATATGTGCGCAATGCTGCTCTCAAAAACGGGGAGAACATAGTCGATGGCGTTGAAGTCGTCGGCCTTGTTCAGCAGTACAAAGATTCTCCTGTGTATACCGACGCCCACAAAGGTAAGCCTGGGCTTTCAAAAAACAGACAAGCGCGATTGGATTCCGCACCCGCAGTAGATGGTGGTGGAGCCGGGGCCTCGTCTGGGCCAGGAAACGATTTTGAGCAAGCCTTCGCGTTCCACGCGAAAAAAGCTGAAAAGGAAATGGCCGCCGAAGCCCGTAATCGATAACCGAGAGTCAGCGCAGTGATGCGCCGACGCTCCTTTTGAAGGAAAAAAGATAATGGTTGACGGTACAACCACATATGGCGACATCAGCCAGCGTACAGCCGCTTGGGCGGCCACTACGATGCTGCGCCACGCGATCCCGACGATTGTTCTCGGGAAATTTGGGGCGATGAAGGAAATGCCTCGGAACAAGGCCAATACGGTCAAGTTCCGGCGCCCAATTCCTTTCTCCGCCGCGACCGTGCCACTGCAAGAAGGCGTCACTCCCACAGCCCAAAAAATGCTGTACGAGGACGTTCAAGCGACCATGCAGCAGTACGGTCGTCCTATCGAAATCACCGATGTGGTGATGGACTTATCTGAGGATCCGGTTCTGCGCGATGCCAGCGAACTTGCTGGCGAACAGGCCGCCCTCACCGTGGAAATGGTGACATATGGCGTAGTGAAAGCGGGTACCACCGTTTTCTATGCCAACGGCACCGCACGAACCTCGGTCAACACTGTAGTCTCGCTGAACAAGCAGCGCGCGGTGACACGCTCTCTGAAAAACCAGGGCGCACTCAAAATCACCAAAATGCTTTCCTCGTCCCCGAATTACGGGACGCAGGGCATCGAGGCCGGTTACATCGCCGTCGCTCATACCGATTGCGAAAGTGACATCAGGCAACTGCCTGGATTCATTCCGTGCGCCAAATACGGTTCGCGGACAATGTTGTGCGCCGAAGAAATCGGCTCTGTCGAAGAATGTCGCTACGTTTTATCGCGGCACCTTTCGGCTTGGGCGGATGGTGGCGCGACCACTTCCACGATGGTGACGACTTCCGGCACTTCCGCCGATGTCTACCCCATCCTCTACTTCGCGCGCGAAGCATACGGGTTGGTTCCCTTGAAGGGCGCCCAAGCGATCACCCCCATGGTGGTCAACCGCAAGCCTTCGCACTCCGATCCGATGGCCCAGCGCGGCTACGTTTCGTGGAAAACGTACTTCACTTGTGTGCGTTTGAACGAAACTTGGATGGCTCGTTTGGAAGTCGCTGTCACAGACCTCTAAGCGAATTTGACTGAAACGCGGGGGCGAGTCCGGTACTCCGGGCCCCCCGCAACTGAGGACTAAAATTATGATCCGTGCAGGATTTATCCACGGGACAGGAGCCGCCATCAACTGCGAACTCGGCTGGATTCCTGACTGGGTTCGGTTGGTCAATCTGACTGACGGCGATGACATCTGGGAAAACTTCCTGGGTCATGTGATCGTTTTCACATCAGGAGGAACAACTGAAATCAAAAAGGGTCAGACCATCACCGGCCTGACCAACACCAGCACCACGGGTGTTCTCCGTGAAGTCATCCTCGATAGCGGTACCTGGGCCGGTGGCGATGCCGCTGGTTGGTTCATTATGGGTGCCGACGACGAGAATGGCGCGTTTGGTTCGGAAAATGTGGAGGTCGCCGGGTCTGGCAACCTTGCCACGGTTGCCCTCCAAAACGAGGACGGTATCGACATTGACACCGAAGTCGCCGCGACCACCACGGATGCCACCGGCATCCAAAGCTACAGCGGTGATGCAGCCAACAACTACGCCAAAGGCTTCACGGTCGGTTCGACCGTGAGTGAGAACGGCAAGTTGTTTGGTTTCCTCGCCGTGCGCAACGGGCCGGGTGAAAGCCAGCCTGTTCGCGTTGCTGGAAGCACCCAGGCCGAAGCGGTCTGGTAATCGAGTTGGGGTTTGGGCCACTGGACCCCACACGGCGCGGATGGAGGGGAGTTTGACTTCCTTCTTCTCTCCATCCCGCCACCCTTTCCCTGCTGGGAGCAATTAGGAGAACGGTTATGACCATCAGTGTAATTACCCCGACAATCGCAAAGCAAATTGCTGGCCAAGCTGCCCGTGGAGACAGCTATGCCCTGGAAACACTTCTTCGGCGCATGGCCGTCGGAGAGCCCTATCAAACGTATGCCGGTTCGCCTGTTGGCAACGTGACGCCGGAAGCTATTGGTGATTGGTGCTTCGACAGCACAAATCTCGCTTGGTATCGGGCCACCGCTCTGACCACAGCCGATTGGGTTGCTCTTGGCGATCCCGACCTGGACCTTGGCGAACTGCGCCAGTTGAATACGGCAACAATCGCCGCAGCCGGTTCCAGTGCCTCGGACGCCACCGCTATCACCGAGGATGGCACCTATTACGCCACCGCGGCTGATGGCACCAAGGGCGTAGCCCTTCCAGCCGCCGCTGCGGGCACCATCATTCGTATCGTGAACACGGTGCGGACTTCGCCGCTGTTTGTTTATCCGGTAAATGGCGGCAATGACAACATCAACGACGAGGCCGAGGATGCCGCAGTCAAAGTGAAGGCTGGCTCCTACGCCGTGTTCATCTGCATTTCCGCCACACTATGGATTTGCGATCCGGCAGCCCTGGTAGGCGGCTCACGGAATCCATCAGGTACCGATCCGACCGCAAAGGCCATTTGGTTTGATGACTTTTTCGGTGATCTACTCAGCGACGAACTGCTTGCTGGCGTGGGCTCTGGAACGGGCAATGCCGTCGCCCTCTCCATCGGAGAGAATGGCCGCGCTGAAATTAAAACAGCCAGCGATGACGGTGCCATCACAGCCAACGGCTCAAGCCTCGGCCTTGGCGCGCTGAACTGGCAAGCCAACGCTGGCGGTCTCGTTATGGAGGCCCGTCTGCAAATCGACACCATCACCGCCGTAATGCTGTTCGTTGGCTTTACGGATGTTTTGCCCTCCACGATTGAGGCGCCAATTTTCCTGGTGGCTGGTGACATCGACTCTGACGCCGCAAATGCTTGTGGTGTGGGCTTCGATACCGACGGATCCACGGATCAATGGTTCCATGGTGGGGTTAAAGCCAACACCGACACCACTCCCGCTTATTCCGGCGCGGCACCGTCGGCCACCACATACTACACGGTGCGAGTTGAGGTCAGTGCCGCTGGTGCTGTCCGAGGCTTTATTGATGGCGTGGCAATCGGAGCGGCAGTGGCCGCTGCTGTCACCGTCACCACACCCTTGTGTCCGATCATCTTTGTTGCCAATCGCAGCGCGTCTGTTCGGAATGTGTTGGTTGACTATATGCGGGTCGAACAGGACCGCGGCTAATCGGGTATCGCCCCCTTCGGGGGGCGGTTACTCCATCCATGGAGGTTTAGATGCACCGTCGATTTCAAAAAGTTTATGGCGGCTTTACCCGGCCAGCCGACACCACCAATTACGGGGCCCTCGACGCAATGGGGCAGGGCGCGGGGGATTGTATTATCTCATTTCCAATCAGCCCCGCTGGCGCCGATTTGTCAGGTCGGGTATCCGGCAAGGTCGTATCCGCTCACCTAACCAAGAGTGATACCGGGGTCACGAACGATACATTCCGGCTTCACTTGTGGGCTGGCGTTCCGAGTGTGGATCCTGACGAAAACGCCGCCGTGGCCACAAGCTGGTTCAAAGAGGCCGACCAAAAACTTTGGATTGGCCAGATGGACTTCGAGACTGCCGAGGTTGGCGCCGACGCCGTTCTTTATCAGGCGCAGGATTTTCTTCCTGCCGCTGATGGGCTGCATTTCGAGATTAACAAGAAATCGGAAGGCCCTGCGATCTATGGGCTACTGGCAGCGATTGGCACATACAATCCGGCCAGCGCCGAGGTCTTTAACATCATGCTGAATATTGAGTAGTAAGCCGCCTGGGGCGACGGCTGAACCCGCGCAGTGATGCGCCGGTAATCCCTTAGATGGAAGCCCCACCGGGCCGCGTGAAAACGCCGCCACACAAAAGGAGAGCGATGTGAGAATCCAAAAGCTGCCTTTGGCAGATGCCACAACCGACCAGTTGCTTGGTTTCGCCGCCAGCAATCTTGGTATTTTTCTTCCCAAGCACACGAAGGTCGAAACGGTGATGTCCAAAATCACCCAGGCCTGGGAGAACGATTACATCCTGGTCATGGTCGAGGATGATGGGTTAGGCCCCATGGCGGGCAAGGACGGCCCCAACGAGGGCCCTACCGAGCCTTCCCCAGCGCCCGTGCAGCCAGCGCCCGCGCAAGCGCCTGAGCCGGTTGGGGTCGCTGCGCCAGCGCAGCCGATCCGTCGATCCATGAAGCCGGAATCGAGCAAGATGGATCCAAATGTTTTGCTTACAATTCACGAAGCGCCCGGGAAGGGCGGAAAGCGCGCAGTGCCAGTCTCAGTCAATGGCAGCACAATGTTGATCGAGCGTGGCAAACAGTCCGAGGTTCCTTGGCGGTTCTTCCTGGCCCTTGAAAATGCGGTGCAGGAACTTTTTGAGGAAGATGACGAAAACGAGGAATTGGTAGGCAGGGACGTTCCTTCCTATCCGTACACCGTTCATCGCACACCCTCGGGCGAGGAAATTGATGCCTGGAACAAGCGTGACCAGGAGCGCGCCAATGTAGAGGCTATGATGCAGAGCGAAGCGGACGAGCGCCATCACCAAACCATCGCGGCGAGGCACTAAGTGTCCACCTTCCTCCAACTTTGCCAAAATGTCGCCCGGGAAAGCGGCACGATTACTGGCACCCAGCCAGCAGCCGTGACCGGCCAGACCGGGCGGTTGGCGAAGGTCATCAATATGGTCGCCCAGGCGTGGATAGATATTCAGAACGTCCACGACAACTGGCTTTGGATGCGAACCGAGTTTGACGATACTGCCATCACCCAATCGACCGGCCAGTACACCGCAGACTCTTGGAGTCTCAGTGACGTAGGTGAGTGGATCACCACCCCCAAAAGCGTGTGGATCCACCTGACCTCTGGCGGCGTGGGAAATGAATCAGAACTCAAGTGGATCGAGTGGGATCTGTACCGGCAAAAATATCTCAAGGGGACGCAGACCGAAAATAGGCCGATAGAGTTTTCAATTTCCCCAGCGCAAGAGTTTTGCTTTGGCCCCGTCCCTGATGCCACTTACGCGGTCAGCGGGGAATATTACGCCACACCGCAAGCTCTTGCGGCCAATGGCGATGTTCCAAACTGCCCAGCCCGGTTTCACAATCTCATTGTGTGGAAGGCGATGCTGCTGCTGCACGAACATGACGAAGCGGTTATTCGCATCGCTGAGGCCATGCGGCATTACCCGACGGAACTCTCTGTTCTTGAGCGTTCGCAGCTACCGAAAATGTTCATCGGGGAAGGGGCTATCGTCGCATGAACCAGCGCACCACATATGTGCCGGTCAAGGGCGGGATGGACCTCGTTACCCCTGCTATTGCGATCAACGCCGGGAAGGTTCTCTCTGCGCTCAATTATATGCCCACCGACCGTGGGTACCAGCGCATCGACGGGCACGAACGGTTTGATGGGAGGCCAAAGCCGTCAGATGCCAGCTATTGGGTTCTGAATTTTGATGCCGGGAGTGCGGCAATCTCCGCGGGAAACATCGTTACGGATGGAACTTCCGGCGCGACCGGGGAGGCCTTGATAGACGCCGTGGTGTCCACTGGCACATACGGCGGAAACAATGCCGCAGGATACCTCATTCTTGTGAATTTGGTTGGCACCTTTGGGGACGGCAACGACCTTGAGGTTTCAGCCGCAAAAAAATCAGAGGCCAACGGTACGACAACGAATCGCGGGGCCACCAATGACACCAACGATGATCTTTGGCTGCAAGATGCCATAGAGACAACCCGCGCAGACATTGGCACCGTCACCGGGTCAGGCATCATGCGCGGCATCTGGTATTACAACGGCGCGGCCTATGCCTTCCGCGACAACGCGGGCGCGTCCGCCGTGGATATGTATAAGTCCACGACCGCTGGCTGGGTCAAACAATCGCTCGGATTCAAACTAGCCTTCACCAGTGGAGGCACCTATGTGGTCGCCATTGGCGACACGATCACCGGCAACACATCGTCGAGAACAGCGACCGTCACTGGCGTCACCATCCACACAGGAACGCTGGCCGCTGGCGATGCCACGGGCTACATCACCTATCTGACTTCCTCTGGCGCTTTCCAATCTGAGACCCTTAATGTCGGCGGCAACGTCAATGTGGCAACCATCGCGGCGAATGGTGTGGCCATCACTTTCGCGGTGGCTGGCAAGCACCGCTTCCGCAATAAGAATTTTGTCGGCGCCACTAATCAAAAGCGGATGTATGGCGTCGATGGCGTCAGCGAGGGGTATCAGTGGGATGGCACCACCTTGGTGCCCATCAAAACCGGCATGACTACCGACACGCCGAAGCATATTGCGGCATACAAAAACCATCTGTTCTACAGCTTCGCTGGCGGATCCGTGCAGCACTCAGGGATTGGAGACCCCTACGCTTGGTCTGTGGTTCTCGGTGCCGGGGAAATCGGCCTGGGCGATGAAGTCACCGGGATGCTGGAAGATGTTTCTGGTGTGATGACGCTTTATACTCGCAACAGCGTCAGCAATTTGTACGGCAACGCCTCCCTGGATTGGGACTTGCGCAGCATTTCGGATGACGCCGGGTGTATTGAGGATTCCGCCCAAAAGATTGGCTCCCCGATTTACATGGACGACCGGGGGCTTCGGGATCAGCGGACCACGCAGAAATATGGCGACTTTCTGATTGGCACAATTTCCCAGATGATTTCGCCTTTATTGGAAGCCAAGAAAAAGGCGGGGGTCACAGTCACAGCCAGTGTCCGGGTTCGCCAGAAAGACCAATACCGTATTTTTTTCTCGGATATGTCAGGCCTTTGTGTCTACTTCGGGCGCGGCCACGCCGAGATTCTGCCGTTCAATCTTGGCCTTGTGATTCACACGGTTTGCTCGGCCGAGGATTCCAGCGGAAATGAGATTCTTCTGGCTGGCTCCACGGACGGCTACATTTACGAACTGGACGCGGGCACATCTTTCGACGGCTCTGAAGTCGAAGCCTGGATTCGCTTCCCCTTCAATCACATTGGAACACCGACGCAGAACAAACGGTTCCACCGCCTGTCGATGGAAATGGATGCTGGTGATGGCGTTTCCCTCAGCACGGTTGCGGAGTTCGATTACGCCGGGGAGTACCAGCCCGCCGCGCACGAACTCGACTTCACTGTAGTGGGTGGCGGTGGCTTCTGGGACGAGGACAACTGGGAAGC